CAGCAATTTTAACAGCAAAATCAGCGTCGGAACAATGAGCATTGTAGATGCTACACAACTGCTGGATAACGGGATTGTATTGCGACCAATGAATGGGCACACTGTATAACAACGTACCTGGGAGCTGCGAGGTATTCCACGTAAATGTAGCCAGCTCAATGTAATGTTGATAAATGTAGTCGTCTGGTTTATTGGACTGTCCCACATGTTTAGGAATTTCAGCGGAGGAGGGGTTAGCGGAATGGAGGGCAGACACAGGTTCAACAGTAATTGCGGCTGGGTCGACAGTAGTTCCAGGTCGCTCAGATGGGACAGCGGGCGCAGCCATTGTATATACGTTAACGTAGCAAGTGACATGTATACAATAAAGTGCATTACAAATACGAAGGCGTGGCCGAGGCCAGCGCCTAGTTTACACCAACGTAGTGCAAACAAGCCGCATCATAATCAGGCAGATGCGGCAACTCAAACGCGTAGGTGTCGGCACGATCCAACACCCAGTCTCTGACACGCCTGAAGAATTCCCGACCGTGTGGTGCGCACTCAAGTAGGAGATTAACAGTGATATCTCCAATGAGCGTGTCGTCGTATGCGATGGCTTGTTGATTAAGCCAAAACCGATGAGGTCGACCGGTAGTCCAGTCCAACATACGCTGTAGCGAATTGCACGACAATGCACCCACGTAATAGGGTGAGTTCTCAAGTTTAGCAAACGTCCTCTTCAGGAAGGAAAGTTCGTGAATTTCACGGAATGCGTAAACTTTATCGCCTTTGTCAGCTGGCGTAACTGTAAGTCCAAGCTCGGCACACACTGCAGAGTACGACAAGAAATTGAACCAAGTCCGAATGGCTGGGTTAAAGCTCAAAATATTGTCATCTCCGTAAAAAGATGCACGCACTTGTTGGTTGAAATGATAAAAGCTTGCCAGCGCTGGAGCATGACGACGAGCCAATTTCATCCAAACATACAAAGCGTACACCCAATTAATGAGTGAATTGTCAAGTGCGGTTTGTGGTTGTCCAGTCATTTGTCCCCCTGGCATTTTAAGTATGACGTCGTGATAGAGAACAAACGCACCATGCATGACAGCATGAAGATTGGTGCGCACAACGTCATCTTCCGGTTTCCAACGCTTGTCACAGACTTGGTAGATGCGATTATAGATGCGAGGCAATCTCTCCATGAGCTCAATAGGGACAGTTGCATCCCACTTTGCAAAGTCACAATCAAAGCCAACTGTGCCGACTTCAGCATGCCACAAATAGAGAGTGTGCCAATCAGTACTAAGCGGATTTATTCCAATTTTCACAGGAAGCTCGTTAAAGAGCGTAGTGAAAGCAGCAGAAACCGTATGAAAGTACTTTCGATGAGCTATGGTGTAATCCACTGGTGAAGCAGTAATGGATCTAGTTGCAGTGCAATCATAGATCTTTTTGAGCTTAAGTGGTTCATCCTTCAACGCACCATGGAAAACAACAGCACTTCTCTTACCTTCCTTCGCCGTCGTAATGAGATGATCAACAGCATGTCTCAAACGTTCTCCCTGGTCTGTTTTGGCAATGTGAAACAAACCATCATCACGTTGTTCAAAGAGTGAGTTTTTCTTGTTGACACCATGCATGGTCCAAGGAAAACCAGCAGAACTGTAACGGTAGATTGGATTTGATCCAG